TACTTCTTCTTCTTTTTGTTTAACAAGTACGGAATTTTGTTTAGATGCTTCTTGTGTTATAAAAACAGGTTCTTTTTTAGTTAAACGAACACTTTTACCCTCAGAAACACTTTTTTCGACAAATTTATCGTATTCTGTTTTAGAAACCGCTTCTTTATCTATAAAATATTGTTTATCAGTAGCAATCCTTTTACCAGTAACAGGATTAATATTTATTCTCCTGTCAAACTCAGGTAGATATTCTTGAGCCTTAGTAACACCAGTAGCCCTATTTCTTTTAATAGTAGTAAATGATTTTCCTTCTTGTTCACGTTTTTTTAAGATTTGTTCATATTGAGACTTAGAAACTGATTTGGTTTGTTCTTTTCCTTGTTGATCTTTAGATTTAACTTTATATAATGTACTTTCTATCACTGGAGGTTTTTTTTCTTGAATTGGTACAGGTTCATTTTGTCTTGAAGCTTTTTGTTTTGCATCAGATTCTTTAATAGTTTTATCGTAATTTTTACCTGCTTTTTTATAGATAGCTCTACGTTTATCATCCATCTTAATTTGTTGTTTTCGTTGGACTTCTTTATATCTATCTATTTGCTCTTTTGTTACTGTTACCATTTAATTATATTTTTCAAATACATTCTTTATCCCTTTTGTTATATCTTTACTAGATCCTTTAGTTTTATATACTGGTTGCCCGAATTCATCCCATATTTTAACTTTAAATCCTTTATGTATTTTCTTAATTGTTTTCTTCATTTGCTTCCTCCATAGTTTGACCATACGCTCTAACATCAAACCAGAATAATATTGCACCCATTAATCCAACAATCATTAATAAAAATCCCCATAAATGAGAATTTGCAACCCTTGCTAAAACTCCAGTCCCTTCTGTTGAAAAATAATTATAATCATTTTTTATAGTTGTTATACTAGAATCTATTACTATATCAGTAAAATTTGTTCCATCTACTATATAATCATATTCTATATATGTATAAGAAGTTGTACTAGTTGTTCCTATTTTATATTGTACGGAATTAAGTAATAATATAACTCCTAAAGCAAATATAAAAGTCCACCCTACGACTATTAAAATATCGCTTACGCTAGAATTATGAAAAATATATCCTATTAATAATAATGAGAATGCGAGAATTAAAAAAGTTATATATAATGTTAGTATCATTTATTCACCTTTAAAAGAGTGTGGAAAAAATAGAAAGGGATCACAACCTTTCACCATTATTTTATGTGGGGTTTAATAAATATAAATTATAATAATTTACATCATACCAAACGCTGCTCCAATACCATATACCAGACCGATAATTGATATCAGTGCTGCCAATACGATCATACTCTTTTCTGCTGTAGTGTAAGCATCAACATTAATATCTTTAATAGTTGGTACTAATACTGTAGTAGTAACGATAGTGGAAACAGTTAATCCCATAATTGCTTTAATAAAACTCATTTTACAATCACCCTTTAGTATTTTATATTTATTTCTTCTTTATATATTTTCTTAGACTTTTTTTATAATATAATAAAAGATAATACAAAAGTTTATATATAAGTTATATTAATGTAATAACATTAAAGGAGGAACAACTAAAAATGTCAGAAATTATAATTAAAAACAAAAAACTTCAAAAAATAGGAAATAGTTATTTTTTATTAATACCTACTGCTTTTGTATGTAAAGAATATATAGATCCTGATAAGGAACAAGATTTTAAAGTACAAACTATAAATAATTAAAATGGTGTGTGTGGAGGTGCATTATAAATGAAATTTTCTTTAAAAAAATTAACAAATAGTGATTTATTTATAGAATTAAGTAATACTGAAAAAGTATTGTTTATTTTATATGATTATCCTAAAATATCAAAAAAAAATATAATAAATAAAGAGTGTTACCCTGTTACTATTGTTACTTCTGTTACTTCTGTTACTAGTAACATATATAATAATGAACACCACAACAAGGATAATAATAATAATAATAATAATAAGGATAACAATAGTAACAATGGTAACAATAGTAACAGGGTAACACCTATATTTAATAAAGATTTAAATAAATTAAAGGTTATTTTAAATAGATTATTCAAAAGAAATCTAATTAAGAAAAATGAATCTACAGCCCTTCATACTTACGAATTAACATCAGAAGGTATAATAACAGTTGAAGATAAATATTTAAAATTTAAAATTGAAATTGATAATATTAAGAAATTACAAAACCAAGAAAGTAGATATGAAAACATTTCTGATAGCTGGAAAGAACTTTTTGATAATAGTAAAAATCTATATTCTCAAACAAAACAAGGTTTTTTTAAGTTAGATTTAAAAGAATTATCAAAATATTATCCTGATTTAACAAATGAATTATATGATAATCCAGAAAATACAATATTATTAGGAGAATCAATTTTATCTAATATGGATTTAATAAGTTCTGAAAAGGTTAAATTAATATTTACTAATCCGCATAAAGCTTCATACATAAATATAACTAAAATCAGAAGTAAAAATATAAATAGATTAATTAATATTGTTGGTGAAATTAGAAGTAGAGGACAAACAAGAGTTACAGTTCAATCTGCATTATTTGAATGTCCTTCTTGTGGAAACAAAATAATTATATTACAATTAGATCAAAAATTTAAAGAACCTACTATTTGTGGTTGTGGTAGAAAAGGAAAGTTTAAATTATTAAATAAAGAAATATCAGATTCATTAAAAATAGTTGTTAATGATTTATATGAGAACTTAACAACAAATGAAGTTCCTGAAGAAATAAATGTATTATTAAAACAAGATGTGTTTAATTTTAGTAAATTAAATGAAGGTGATAGAATTAGAATTATTGCTATTCCTAAATTAATACCTGTATTAAATAGAGATGGTTCTAAAAGTATAGAAGAAATTAAAGTTTTAGAATGTTATGGAATAGATAAACTAGAAGAAGATTTTGATAATGCTATTATAACACAAGAAGATGAATCTATATTTAAAGAGATATATAAAGATCCTATTAAATGGCATCAAAAAGAAATATTAAACGATTTAAATGATATCGATTTACCTGCTACAGTAAGTATATTGAGTTTATATGGTTCTTTAAATATATTATTTGCTGGACAACCTGGAGGAGGTAAGAGTGAAATATTAAGACGTTTAAGTAAAGTTGCTCTACGTGGTGCTTTTGTTGATTGTGGAACTTCAAGACCTGCAGGTATAATTGGAGCAGCTACAAAAAACCCATTTACTGGTAAATTTAGTATAGATGGAGGAGTTTTAAGACCAATGCACCCAGGCGGGATAAGTGTTCTGGATGAAATAAATAGAGATAATGATAAAGATATACAAAAAACAATATTGGGGGTTATGAGTAGTAAAATATTAAATATTCATAAAGCTAATATAAAATTAAATACAGAATGTGATGTTAATATTTGGTGTACTGTAAACCCTATTAAAGTATCTGAGTTTTTACCTTTATATGATATATTTGGTTTATTGCATCCATTATGGGATAGATTTGATTTAGTTATATATTTTAATAATTATTTAAATTCTGATAATATTTCTTTGTTAGCAAAATTATTAGAAGATAATAAAAATAAATGGGAAATAGATAATAAAAAATTAGAAATAATTAAAAAATATCAAATAAGAGCTAGAACTATAAAAGTAGAATTTGATAAAAATGACTATATTTTAATGGCAAAAATATTAAGAATATATTTTAATAAAATAGATATTAAAGCAAGTCATAGAAGAATTGGAACAATTAAAAAATTAATTGAAGCTATTTGTAAAATGAATCATAGATGCAAACCAATTAAACAAGATTATGTATTTATTGAAAGATTAATTAATGATATTAATATTTCAAGAATTACATTTGAAGAAGTAATAAAAAATAGTGAATGAGGAATAAACAATGGAAGAAACAACAAATCAAATAATTGAACAAAATAAAAGTTCTGTAATAGAACAAACAACACCAAAGAAAAAACCTTACAATGATATTAGAGTAGGAAATATTGTTTTTAGTTTTTGGAGAAATCAAACTAAAGAAGGAAAAGAATTTACTAATATAACTATAAAGAAAAATTTTAAAGATAAAGAAGGTAATTGGAAAAGTGTTTCTAATTTTAATAAAAATGATTTATCATCGTTATCATTTGCTTGTATTAAAGCTTTTAATGAATTGGAATAGGTGGTATATATGAAAAAAGAATACGCTTTAATAATATTAAATAACCTTAAAGAAAGTATTATAGGAGATAAATATATAACAAAAAAAAATGTAATTATAAATGATATTATAAGAATAGAAGATGGGATAAAAGAAAATGAATTTTATTAATAAAATAAAACAATTACAAAATAAAATGGATTTATCTAAAAAGTATAATTATAAGTTTAATAAAATTATATTTAATAGTGGTATCCTATTAATGATTGTTTTATTTATTATTATTTGGGGTCAAACAGGATTTCAAAATATAAATAAACCTTTATTATATTTAACTTGTGATAGTTCACAAAATATATGTGAAAATAAATTTTATCAGGTATGTAATCCAAATAGTTTAAATTATAGAGGAGATTATGATATTTGTTCAAAAATAGATAAAAAATTCTATTCAAAAGAATATTTAGAGGATGGGGAAACAATCGGTGAAAAACCTAGTATATTGTTACAAAATGCTGGTTTAATATATATTTTAATAATATTAACTTGTTTTTTGTTTAATCATGTTTTATATAATAAGGAGAGGAAAATAAATGAATAAAGATAAAATAGTTATAGGATGTAGAATAAAAGCTTTTAATGAATCGACACAATTAAGTATTAAAAGAAATAGTAAAATACCTTTTGTGTTAAGATCGTTTATTAAATGTACTATAATAAATACAGATCCTTATACTGTAGAAATAAAATTAAAACCTAAATTAACTAAAAATAAAATAGCATTAAAAAGTAGTTCTGAATTAATCCATACCATAGAAATAGAATTAATGAAAGATGGATTAGACAAACAAATAGATTATGATATAGAGGTGATTTATCTTGAATGATTATGAAAATGTAGATGATAATTTTGTACCAGAAAGTAATTTAGAATTAAGCATGCTATATACTAATCCAGTATGGGGAAGCGATAAAGAAACAAATCAAGCTTTTAGAAATAAAACAACTAAAGTCACTAAATTTATTAATTCAAAGACTGGGGAAGTAATTAAAACAACAGAGGATAAATTGTGGGAACAATTAAATTTTTTTACTAGAGATTTAAGACTGGGAAATTTATCTAGTTCTGAAATTAATAGTTGTAAATATTTTTTAGATTTAGCTAGTGATTTTCTAAAAGAGAGATATTTAGATGCTTTTATTATTTGTTTATCTAGAGTAGCCAGTACTATAGAAATAAGTCAAAGTAAAGGTGGGTTTTTAAGAAAAAGATTAAACACACACACAAAAGAAGAAAGATCACAAATAGATATACCAAAGAAAAACGGTTTATTTCATCAAAACCCAAATAAAGGAGTATATTAATAGGAGGAAAAAGAAATGCAAGAAATTTATATTTGGATAATTATAATGAGTGTAGTTTTATTTGTACCTTTATTTTTTGCCAATTGGATAACTAAAGGAATGTTGTTAAAATTAATGAAAGTATTTGCTAGTAGAGGACAAAAGGTATTAGTTGAAGTAATACATCCGATGCAAAATTACTATATTGTAGGGGAAGTTTTAGAGGGAAGATTAGTAGTAAAAGATAATACAGTGAAAAATCAAAAAGGTGCAGCAGTAAAAAGAATAGATATTTCATCAGGAGATGTTTATAGAAGTTTTGGAGTTAATTGTTTAAGATACGATGAGATAGGAAATAGAATCGTTAGACCAGACTTTACATCTATTGAGGGTTTTGATGCAATTAAACAAGAAAACCTATTTATACGGGCTTTATATGACCCTAAAACTAGTAAACAAGAACAATATCAGTTATTTATATTAATAGGGATTGTTATTGCAGTATTAGGTATAGTATTTATTGCATATAATCAAAGTATTATAATGGATAAAATAATGCTTATTTCTAAAAATGTAATAATAGGTACTATTAATGCCACTATTGTATAGGTTAAAAATGGTTAATGTCTGTTTTATAATTGAGAAGAATAAAACTTCTTCTCTTTATATTAATAAATTTATAGAGATATTCTCTAAAGCTAAAATAGGCTTTTTTGAAAAAACTTCTTTATTACATGATTTTAAATTTTTAAAAGAAGATTTTGATGATAGATCATTATTCTATTATTCAGGTGATATATTAGCTTATAAAACAGTTTTTACACTATTAGGTTTTTCATTAATAATCTTGCTTATGGCAAGTTTATTTTTAAAACCTATAATAGGGTTGGTAGGTGTCAATATATTAAAAGTAATAGGTTATATTGGTTTAATAGTATATCTAGGGTATATTTATTATATATCTAGTTATAATTTTTGGAGATTGAATAAAAAGACTTTTTCTAAATATAATTTAAATAAAGTTAAATATAGGAAAATATCAAATAAAGAATTAATTGATTACATGATATATAAAGTTAAACCTAAATTTAAAGGAGAGGAATAAATTGAGAAAAAAAGTTGTGTTGGATTGGTTTATTAATAGAATTTCTTTAGGTGATTATAAAGCATATACAATTAAAGAGATATATAACGCATTAAATAAAACTAAAAATAAAAGATGTTTGGAGATTATTTGGTATCAAGTAGTAGAACTAAAAGAGCAAGGTTTTTTAAAAATATATATTGGGTATCCAATAAAATATATGTTAAATATAGAATATTACAAAAAGCTTAAAATAGCTCTAGAGAGCTTGAACCCACGAAATAGTATAATTAAACAATTACGACCAAAAACCGGAATGAAGAAATAAAGTATAAATATAATATTGGATATCCAATATATTGGATACCCAATAAATAAGATGAGGTTTAATATAAAATGCAAAAAGAAAACGCAACTGCTACGCCAGGTTTAATTCTAAAGTTAAATATTTTAGAAAAAAGAGATGAGACATTATTATCTATTAAAAACTATTATAATAATGGCACTAAAAAAAGAAGTACAAAAAAGAAATTAAGTACAGGCGTAAAGATGATATTCATTGAAATTAGATGTATGCTAGTAAGATATAAAGATTATAAAGCAATACAAAAAGTTAGTCCTTCAATATCAGATTATGAAACTTTAAAAAAATATGTTTATAGTGATGATTGCGAAGAGAATATTGAAGCTATGTTTGCCATGGATATAATATTAGATAGAAAAAAATTATTAAAATGGGATAATTACAGCGTAATAGATACGTTTGATCTAGAAGCAGAAAATAAACAAAATCATTGTTAGGTTTAAAAATGGAAGAAGGAAACTATTTTGCAAACAATTTGCCTTTTAGTGATAAGGCAATGATAATGAATTTAGATAAATTCAAAAAAAGAGTTGATCTAAAAAAATTGGCTAGTGTTATAATAATAGATGGAGGTTTAGGATTAGGAAAAACCACAACAGCCGTTCAAATAGCATCTTATATAGAAGGAGAACCAATAGATTTTACAATGCAATTAGCATTAGGAGGAACAGAATTATCAGAAAAGTTATTACTTTGTCAAGAAGCTAAAAAGAAAGTTTTAATATATGATGAAGCTAGTGATTTTAACAGGAGAGGGGCTTTAACTAAGTTTAATGCAGAATTAAATCGAGTTTTTGACATTTGTAGAGCTTTTAAAATAATCATTATAATAGTACTTCCAAGTGTTAAGGTGTTGGATAATGATTTATTTCACAAAGGAATTGTTAGAGGATTATTTCATGTGGCAGACAAAGGGATAAATTTTAATTTAGTTTGGGCATATTCTACTTATAGATTATTATATTTAGTTAATGATCTTAAGAATACTAAAAATAATCCAGTTCCAGGGAAGGTTTATCTTAAACATAAACATAACTTTGATTTTAGATGTCAAAATTTAACATCTAAAAGAGCGATTGAATTAGAAGGTTTCTCGACATCATCAAAGTTAAGAGTGTTAAAAGAGGTCGTATATAAACAAGCAGGATTAAGAACTACCAAAGAGATAGGGGAAAGTTTAGGAATTTCCGCTAGATTGGTACAGATGAGGATAAAAGATTTAGGAGTTAAACCAATATTGAAAAAAGGACGTAAGATATATTATGATTCCGATATAATAGAAAAGATAAGACCTTTGATTGTAAGAAATCCTAGATAGTTAATAATATTAAGTATTACTTAAAACTTTTAATTATATAAACAAAAAGTTTATATATAAGTTAATACATTGTATATATATTGTAAATACATGAGGTCGTATAAATGAAGATGAATAATATATTTAAAAAGAAAATAAGATATTTTACATATAAAGAATTATGTAATAATATAACAAGTAATAAATTAGTTTTTTGTAATAGGTATTAAAATGGATAAATTAAGTAATGAAGATAAAATATTATTTTCAATGTATATTAGACATTTGAAAGACAAATCAAAATTAACAGAAGAAGATCATTTATTTATTAAGAATGCAGTTATTAATGTAGATTTATTATTAAGTTTTATTCAATTTATTACTAAAGATTTTAATACTCAATCAAAAAAGAGGAGATTTTAAATGAAATTAAGTAAAAATATTTTATTAAATTGTAAAGTAATGAATAATATACAATTGTTTAATACTTTGAAAGATTTAAGAGGTATTAAAAAATAAACTGTAGAAATCCAAATACATTTCAACGTTTCTTATTATAATATAACGCACCTCTGTATTTGTATTTGGACTGCATTTGTTTTTAATAAAATATAATGAAAGTTGCTATATATTGTAGAGTTTCAACTCAAGATCAAGATTCAAGCAAACAGATGAAAATTTGTAAAGAATATTGTATAAATAGGGGTTGGGAAGTATTTAAAGTTTATTCTGATATTATAAGTGGTGCTAAAGAATCAAGACCAGAATTTAATATACTTCTAGATGATTTAAGACATTATAAATTTAGAATGGTTATTGTTACTAAATTAGATAGAATGGGAAGAAGTTTAAAACATCTTATTAGTTTGTTGGATGAGTTTAAAACAAAGAGGGTTGAGTTTGTAGCAGTAACACAAAATATAGATACATCTTCAAGTATAGGTCGTTTACAATGGCAAATATTAGGAGCTTTTGCAGAATATGAAAGATCTATTATTAGCGAGAGAACTAAAGAAGGTTTAAGATTTGCAAAAAATGTAGGGAAAAGAGGGAAAGATATTAAGCCTAGAAAAAGCAGGGGTACTTTAAGAAAATGATTAATACAAAAAATATAATTGAAACACTAAACTATAATAAAAAGGGGGGTAGTAAAAATATAGTTTTTCTTTATAAAGAAAAGCTATATTTAACGAATAGTTAAAAACGTTCGTTTTTAAAAAAATTAATATAAAATGATAACAAAACAAGAAATTAAAGAATATATGAAGTTTAATAATTTAGATATTATAGAATTAAAATCTAATAGTAAAAATATAATTAGATACATAAAATATATTTGGTTTTCAATTGCAATGGCATTATCATTATCATTTGTTTATATATTTCATGGTGCTTACATAAATAAAGCATTTATGATTGTTGTTGATATAAATAAATTTAACGAAGCACATATAGAGGCTTTTATTATTGTTGTATGGTTAATTTTAAGTATAATATTAACATATGATTATTTTAAAAAAAATTAGTCTACATTTGTATAAAATAGGCTGTAATATTATTATAAATGTAATAGTAAATAAGGAGGAAATATAAAATGGAAAATAAATATTTAATAAATTCAAAACATCCATTATATGGTACTGTTAAAGCAATGGGGATAAAAGAAGGTGAACCTTATAGAATGTTTATTAAAAATGGTACTGTTAGTTTGATACCATTAGATGTGTTA